GAAAGGGAGTGGAAGGGTGGCGATTGCGGTACGGTACTAATTGATAGAGCAACGAAGTGTCCTACTATTGTTGGTTTCCATTTATATGGAAAGACCTCGAGTAGTGTGTCCACTGGTATTTCTTATGCTATAACATTAGAGGATATACAAAAATTCGTGTCATCTGACCCTGATAGTTATAAGGCACATTGTATATGTGATGTTCCAATAGAGATTAATGGATTACATCTAGATATTTCCCAAGAACAACCCTTACATAGTCCTGCTAAATATGTTAAGGGTAATTATGATGTTCTAGGTTATATCAAAGGTTGTAATCATTATTCTACTAATTTGAAGAAAACGCAATTATACGATAAGGTAAGTGCTAAGTTTTCCTTGGAATATTCCCCACCAGATTTTAAAAATTTTAAACCATTTGATGATTTCTTATATGACTGTAGTAATCATAACAATTACCTATCACATAGCTTGTTGAAGCGGTGTAGGGAAGATTATTTGTCCGACTTGAAGAAGTGCGCTAATAACGCACAGTATATGAGACAATATATTAAACCCTTAACAAATTCACAAATTATTAATGGTATTCCTGGAATAAAATTTTTGGATAGGATGAAAAATACTTCTGCTATGGGGTTTCCTTATAAGGGTAAGCGAAGTACTTATTTACGCATCGTTACTGAGGATACGGAAGGTTGCGTGATGGATTGGAAGGATTCTAGTATATGGGCAGAGTTCGAGCGCTTGCATGAAGTTTATCGTTCTGGTGATACAATAGCACACCCTTTTAAGTCATCATTAAAGGATGAAATACGATCTAATAAAAAGTTGAAGCCTAGGGTTTTTCAAGCTGCACCTTTATTTTTGCAGTTATTTATTCGTAAATATTTTTTACCTTTGGCAGTGTTCCTGAGTAACTTCCCTATTTCTTCTGAGTGTGCCGTAGGTATTAATCCGATGTCTTCTGAATGGGATGAAATGATGGGATATGTTGAATCTTTTGGGTCCGACACATTATTTGCTGGTGATTATTCTAAATGGGATACGACATATGAGAAAGAGTTAGCTTTTTCTACATATTGGGTTCTCATAGAAATAGCACGTTGGTTCGGGTATAGTGATGATGATATTTACATCATGCAAGGAATCTCTACTGATTTGATGAATGTTGTACTCCTAATATTTGGTACTCTTGTTCGAGTAGTAGGTCCTAACGCTTCTGGTCAGAATATGACTACGTATGTTAATAGCATAGGTAACTCGCTCAAAGCGCGATATGTTGCTTTTGAGATAGACCCATCAATAAGAGATTTCCGCTCTGAATGTCATATCGCTACATACGGTGATGATATCATAGCGGGATGTAAACCTAATAGCAAGATTAATTTTAATTCGTATAGAAATTGTCTAGCCAAGTATGATATTAATTTCACTCTTCCCACAAAAGAGAGTGCCGAATCTTTCCCAAATTATCTACCTAAGGATAAGATGGACTTTCTTAAGAGAAAATCTGTATTTATCCCGCAGTTAGGAAGGAGTGTTGGGGCACTTGATACTAATTCTATTTGGAAATCACTACTATATTATAATAGTAGTTCTTCTCAGACGGAATGCAGTATATTAAAATCAACAATAGAGTCTGCAACTTTTGAACTTGCAGCACATGGGGAAGAGTATTATAATGAATACCTCCCCTTTTTGGTAGACCTGGCTAAAGACATGGGAATTTCAACTCCCATGTTGAGAACTAGTTTTGATGATAAGATCAAACTATTTTCTAAAGCCCAAATATTGGACGATGATGATTACTCCACCCCTGTAGGTGCTTCGTCTACCGGTACTCTTATAACATTTACGCTGGGTTTATTACAGGGATACGCCCAACAACAAGGTTCTTCATTTATACCGGATGAAGATGCAATTAGGTATAACAAATTAGATAATATTAAAAGTGATGACTCAGCTTTGAATGAGTCCGAGAGACCAGTGGATTCTGGCAAAAAAGGAGACATAACTCCGATAAATGAATTTAAGCCTCATGCTGAAGTTATCTCTACAGGAGATGCTCCAGCCCAAACTACCGCCATCTCCAATTTCAGTATGGGAGATGATGGTGAGGCTATCCAGGAGAATCAGACTCAAGATCCTACTAAGGATATTGGTGTCACTCCTGATGTACCATTAACTGATTGGTTTGCACGTCCCGTTCTTGTTTCTACCAATACTTGGGCTCCAGCTGGATCTATTACCACTAGCTTTGATCCCGTCTCTTCTTATTTTGGGAATGCTGAGGTTACTAATAAG